ACTTGCCACCAGCAGACACAGCAACCACCATGTCAGGTGTTATCTGTGAAGGTTTCTTACCTTTGAGATGCTCGCACCATTGGATGTCCCGAACAGGCCAGTTTGGTTTCATGCTTTAGGTTTTGCGCCGAATGCTTCGTTGATTTCAGCAACAGTCAACTGACCGTCAAGGCTGGCTTGAGCGAGGCGTTGGATAACGGTTGCCACAGCTGCGAATCCGGCAAGGATTGCACTCTTGTATATAGGTAAGTCTGGGGCGATGACGGCACTACCGCCGATGATCGCTAGTGCTGATGATAGGAATACTGCGACGATTCGTCCTGCAACGTCTTGAGCCTTTTTCATTCTGTGTCTTCTTTCTTAGTTAACGCGCCGATGAAGTGAAGAACGAGAGCTGCCAAAGTAAGCCAGATCACGATCTTTTGTAGCCCACCAGACAAAGTAAGGATGGTCGTGACTGAAGCAGCGATAGTCCAAATCAACGCATGGAACTCACCCCAAAACTTCATCACTTGATCCTTCGACTAGGTGCAGGGGCTACGGTCAAGAATACAGCAGATAGCGCAATCAACGCACGACGAGTTTTTACAGGCACCGTTGAGTTCAACGGAACATAAGTGTCAGCGAAACCTTCAAAGATATTCAGTACAGATTCAAACGCTTTACGCACCGAACTAGGTGCTTCCTGCACCGCGTCAACCACCGCTTCAGCCTCAGCCGGACTCAACTCCTCTGGACTGATTTCCTCAAACAATGCCACCGCCTGCTCACTCGTCACGCTGGCAAGAACCGTAGGGCTGGAGACGAGTGAGGCTGCTTGGCTGGTGTCCAAATCCTTTTCCAACACCTCATCAACTAACGCCTGCACCTCAGCCTTGTCAGCCGTTTCCAACGCATCCAAAACGGTTTCTAGTTCCTCGTCGCTGAGTGGTGGTTCAACCTCGTCAGGGAGGCTTAGGACGCTTGTGGTGGGGTTCTCTGGGATCGTTGTGGGGGTAGGCTGTTCCGATGTTGTTGTCACTTGTTCAGTCGTTGTGGTCACAAGTTGGGTCGTTGTGGTCACTTCTGGAACTGTCGTGGTTGTGGTTGACTCAGGCACCGTTGTCGGTGCTGTTGTGGTTGTTGGCGGTTCGGTTGTTGTTGGCGGGATATACAAGGTCACAGGCACAGTCGAGGTCGTGGTCGTAGATGTCGTCGTCGTTGAGGAGCTGGTAGTTGATGAAGTTGTTTCTGGGACTGTTGATGTTGTTTGTGGTACTGCCGTTGTACTTGGCAGGACGCTAGATGTGGTGGACTCTGGCATCGTGGTCGATGGGACTGACGTTGATACTTCTGGTGTTGCTGTCGTAGGAGGCTCACTCGTAAACGCCTCCGGTGGCACAATAGTCCAGCCTGTGTCATCAACATTCCATGCCAACATGAAGCACGTGCCACCACCGTTCTCATAGAACCAGGCATCAAACGGATATGAAGCAGCAGGTGTCGCACTCAAATCAAACTCAGTTGCGCTACACCCTTGGTCTTGCCAAACACCGAACTCCTCAGTACCGATCTTGACTGTTCCACCATCATCGGATGCAACCCACATCTGCAAAGTTTGATGCTCAGGGATTTGCAGGTAGCCCGTGTAATGAACCATGAACGAATCCCAGCCACAAGCACCCAACAAGTTCTGCTCATAATCAAACGTCACATTGATAAACGGAACCACATCACGACCACACTCAACATAAGCGGTATCTGATTTGATAGGTGGAATCTCTGTGACGGTATAACCAACCGCGTTCAACCCAACCTGGAAGGCCTCAGCCTGGGGAATGAAACTAAATAGTGAAACTAAAAGTGCAGGGGAAACAACCAGCCAACGGCTACGGAGTAATGACTTCAGGTGCAACAAAGTTTTTGTTTGTCTGATTGTAAATATATCCAGGTGCAGCATAAGTTTTGCCTGGCACGTCCACAAAAGTTTCAACCCATGTGCCAGGGTAACGGTCTGGGTTTTCCTCTAGGAAAAGTTGAGTCACGACTGCTACTTGCAGCACAATGTTGTCATTGTCAATTTGCGCAAAATACTGTGGAATGTCGCTCATACCTTAAACCTCACGTAGATGATTCCTGAACCGCCTGCGCCTGATGTTGCAGTGTTTCTTGCACCGCCACCGCCCGATGCTGTGTTACCTGCAGCTGTTCCCGCTGCACCTGAAACCGCACCAGCACCGCCAATAGATGAACCGCCTGCACCGCCAGCAGTTTGCCCGCCACCGCCACCGCCGCCAGCCTTAAACAATGAGGCACCCGAAATAAACGTGTTTACTTCGATACCTGCACCACCAGCGCCGCCAGTACCAGCCGACGCGTTAGCGCCTGCCGCGGTTGCACCACCGCCGCCACCGCCAGCGTTTTCGTTTACACCTGTTCCACCGTTGCTTCCATAGGATGCACCGAACTGTGCTGCGATTGGTGTGGCGAATGCTGTGAGACCAAAACCACCGCCACCGCAACCTCCAAGACCGTAAAGGCTTGTAACGCTGACACCACCTGCACCACCAGGGACACCTAAAACTGCACCAATACGTGACGAACCGCCGTTGGTTCCGCCGTTGCTGTCTGCACCGCCAGCACCACCTGCGCCAACCGTTACGGCATAGGTTGCAGCGGGTAGATACAAAGTTGTTTGCACGTAACCGCCTGCGCCACCACCACCACCGCCACGAGCAGCAGCTGCGGTTTGGCCACCGCCACCACCACCGCCCCCCGCAAACATAAGCACATCAAACAAACCCGCTTTAGAAACAACAAGGTTTGTGTCGGTTGTAAAACTTAACAACGTGTAGTTGATTGATGAAACAGTTATAGATGAACTTGATCCACCTGTTGCGATGCCGTAGCTGGCACCACCTGCGCTAAAAAAAGTGAAGGTTGACGCGGACAAACAAAGTAGATAGCCCCCTCCATATTGCGCCAAAGCTAAAGATGTTGAAGTGTTAATAGTTACGCCAGCACCGGCTGTGACTGTGCAAGTTCCTGCACCCTTGTTGGCGAGCTGAATAACGTCGCCAACCGTAAAGATGCTGTTGTTCACCGTGATAGTTGTTGCACTCGCAGAGTTCATGATCGTCCGCTTTGACTCATCACCAGCGATCAAAACATATGAAGCGGTCTTATCGGAGATAGGCAAATTTTGGATGTCATTCAAATTTTGGGCTGTGAGAGTAGCCCCAGAAACAAACGGAAATGGCGTTGTCATAGTGACACCACTCTAGCCCAAACCCTTAGTCTCGTCATTCAACTGCGAACCCACAAACGAACTCGTCAACCCCCAAGTGGCGGTGCTAGTCGAGGCATCAGCTGTGCCACTCCAACCTTGACTGGTCAACGTGTACCCGCTGTAAGTATCAGCATAAGTGCCATCAAAATATGGAAGTGCAGATGAACTGGCTTCAAGCAAGAACGCGTCCCAGTATTGCAAATCGCCTATTTGTGAACTCAAATGTTGTGTTACGACGAAACAGTTATTTGCGGTTGCTGGGGCTGTTGCAGTCACAGAAAATCTTGTAAATTCAGTAGTTGAACTGGCAGACAAAGTGCCCAACGAATTAGAAAGAAAAGACGCGCCGTTATACCATGCAATAAAAACGCGTGTACTTCTGGATACTGATGAACGACAATACGCCGACAATGTGTAATCTACGCCAGTAGTAACTGCAATAGACGGTGAAGTAATTGAAACGTTACCTGCTGTCGTTACCGTACTAAGACCCGAATATAAACCTGAATAAGAATAGGTGGCTGATTGTGTCAGCGTATTTCGTGTAGTTGTCCAGCCTGTTGTGTCAACCTCAAAACTTGGGTTAGTGACTAGGTTGGTGCGGGTGGTCGTGGTCGTGTAACCACCAACAATGAAATAGGTGTAAATACGTGCAGGGTTCGTATACAGGGTGACGATGTGACGGTCAGGGCTGATGTCATGGCTGATACCTTCCAAAGCCATCAGCTGTGTCACCGTCGATGGGGTGCTGTTAGGGAAGGTTTTGGTGACCGATATCTGTGACCCGATATCAAGGTTGGTGATGGTGGTGCGTTGCGCGTCAGTCAAACCATTCATCACAACCTGAATGTTGCCGAACCAAAACTTTGGTACCGGCTGAATCAGATAGCCAGCCAGGTCACCAGCATCATCCAAAGTTTCCAGCAAGGTAACCACCAAAGGTGTTTCCTGTTTACCGAAGTTCGCTACCGATTCCGCTGCCGTTGCTGTTGCAAAGTCGATGGTTGGTTGCAGGTTCCCTGCTGTTGGGATTGCTGGGGCAATAGCGACGTTAACTGTGTTCACTACCGACGGGTTGGATGGGGTGAAGTCGTTAGGCCTTTGGTCGTTTGATGCGGCGTAATAGTCTGCGAGAATTGCAGCGAGTTCCGCTTCGTTGATTGTTAAAACAAAGTCGGACATGTTAGTTGTTCACAATCTCGAAGTCGGTGTATGGGATAGCGGTGCCACCAGCGTCAGATAGCACAGCGTTGATTGCCTGGAACTCGCCAACTAAACGACGGTCAAAGTTAAAAACACCGTTGGCAGAAATGAAGATTCGCCCCTGTTCTGAGGTGTTGACACGCATCAAATAATCCATCACGGAAGACGAACTGTCAATCGGTGCGGTACCAAGGTTCGCTACACCAGCCTCAAGGTTCCGATCAGAAGCACCTGTAAAAACACCTGCACTCGATAACACTTTGCCTATACGCAAATCTGAGCGTTCAGCAACAACAACATCCTGGTTGACTTTTATGTTGTTCAAGGTGAACAACTTGTCGGAACAGTTGATGGTGATTACAGAACGGTTCGGTTTCTCGATATTTTGCTGGTATTGAGAAATGATGCCAACGAACAGATATGTTCCGTTACGGCTGATCCGCACATTTGAGTTCAACTCAAACCCTAAGCGTCCTTTAGATGAGTTGTAATACGGGGACGCAGTATTGACAAGTGAGAAATACCAGTCACGATCCTCCAAAATTATTGTGGCTGAACTTGGTTGACCTGTAGCGTCACGATACCTGTTCTGCCGTCCACGATTTATGGACACAGCTTTAACATAGGTGGTTATATCCGCAAATAATGGGGTACCGTCAAGAACGAAATCTGGTGAGTTTAAAGCTCCAGCAATCGGATCATCCAAACGGAACGCGTTCGTCGTTGAACCATAATCCATTTCAACCATGTAGGTACCGCAGTTTGGAATTGCAACAGCCATAATTATCTGACACTTACTGGGATTTTGCCAACCGTCTTGTTATATGTTTGCAACGCTTTAACCACCAAATCAGGTACACCAGCATCAGCTATCGCAGCGTTGATGTTGATCGCATACGTATCCCCAGACCTGGTGTTGAACCCGATACCGCCAGCCGTGTTAGCCGGTTGACCCACCATCCCAGCCATCGGGTTAGCAACCCCAGCAAGCACCTTCGGATACTTAGCCATCAAATCAATAGTCGTTTTGATTGACTCATTCAACTTATCCTGTGATTCACGTTCCCTATCAATCGCCTCAGCCAACGCCTCAGCTGCAGCCAACTGGCGTTCCTTCGCATCATTCACAGCCTGCAACGCGTCATCATAAATCAGCGAACCAATCGTCGCACCAAACACAGTTTCATTCAACATTGTTTGCTTACCGTTCAACTCAACCGTAGAAGCAATCTGAGAATCAGTAGCATCAACAACACTCAACTTCGCTTCAGCCAAATTCAACTCTGCACGACGAACATCCATCGGAGAAGACTCAGGGTCTTGACGAACCTTACGCAAATTCAACTCAGCATCAGCCACCGAATAAATAGCCTCCTCAACAGCAAACGTCGCCCGCTCCTGCGCCCTCTGCGCCTTAGCCAACTCAGTCTGCGCAGCCAACGCCTCCGGCGAACCAGCACCAAACCCTTGTGACACCTGATTCAACCTTGCCTGCGCTTTAGCCACCGCAGCATCAGCCTCAGCCTTCGACTTAGTAGCACTAGCCGTACCCTTCTGCGCGTCATTAAACGACTTCTGTGCAGAAGTAGACGACTTCAAAGCATCACCATATTCTTTCAATTTATCTGAAGCAGTTTTGATGGCCTTACTTGCACCACTAGTAGAAGGAATAAGTTCCTGCACACCAGTAGCAAGGAAATTGCTTGACATCGCTGCGCTTCGAGTGGCCTGGCTCATACGTTCAGCAGAGTCAGAAACATCCTTGCTTGGATTACCAAACTTCCTTAACTCCAAAGAAGCCAAATAAACTTGACGACGGAAACCATCAAACATGGCACCAGCATTAGCCAAAGCGTCTTCAGTAGCGAACTGAATCTCTTTCATGGCAACCGCAACCGCTAAAGATTTGGCAGCCCCAACAAGGTTTCCTTTCAAACCGTAAGCAAGCGCAGCACCGTTAGCGATGATACGAACGGTCTTGGCAATCTCATGGGTGAAGGACACCAACGACATGTAGGCAGATTCAATAACATTTATTGCTGTTATTCCAAATTCTTCCATTTGCGCTGTTGCCATAGCCAACGCACCAGATATACCTTTTTCTTTAACATTTTCCGCAAAAATCTTTACAGCTGGCACAATAGTTTTGACTAGGAAATCAGAGAACTTTTGCAGATATGGCAACAAGGCTGCGCCAATGGATTCAACAATCTCACCGAACTGACCTTGCAGAATCTTTAACTGTCCACCGAACGTGTTAGCAGCGGTTTGCGCAGCACCACCAAACTGCCCATTCAACAATCCAACAACTTTTTCAAAGTCTTTAGATTTCTTGATGTTCTCATCAAGTGGAATACCAAGTTTTGATAGCGCGGTGAACTGACCCTGGCTACTCTTAGCCAACGCAAGGCTGACAGTCGAAAGGTCTTTGCCCGTTGAAACCGAGATGTCTTGCGCGAGATTAAGCAACGATTGCGACTTGTTGAGGTCACCTGTTGCTCGAACCAAAGTCCCCAACGACGCACGAAGGTTTGTGTCCGACTCACCGGTGCGGAGCTGTGTCACAGACACATACCGTTCAGCGGATTGAGTCAACGCCTCATTAGCACCAAAGGTTTTCTCCAGCTGACGTTGCAACTCAGCCTGTGACTTCTGGTCTTCCATTGCAGCCTTAACCGCTTTAGTCATCCCAACCGCGATAGCACCAAAGGCTGCGGTAGCCCCAACCGCCAAAGCACCAAACAAAGGTGAGGTTTTAGAAACCTGATTCCCAAAACCTTTGATGTCACCAGATAAAAGTTTTAAGCCCGCTTTGGCTGCAGCAGTATCAGAAATGAATTTTACAACGAACGTGCGCTCACCAGCCATGCGCCGATTCTACTCAATAACCGACAACCCATTCCGTAAGACAACAAACTCATCCAGCATTGCTGAATAAAGTGCTTTACCCGTTAGGCCATCCCAACGAGAAATATCTACAGGCGCATTCCACCAAGCCTCATCCAACACCTCTGCACCAGCACGACGCGCACGTGGCTGACGGGTTTGACGTGCGCGTGGTGCCACAGGGTTCGGTGCAACCTGAACATCGAGCGTGAACGACGAATCAAGCAGTGCACCATGACCCTCATGGAACTCAAAGATTGCGTCAGGTGCATGTTGAGGTAAATAGAAAATACGGGCAGGGTCTTTAGTCTGAGGGTCACCAACCAAACCGATACGCTCATGCAGCTCAGCCCACACCACCCGCCACAACGACGCAGGCACCTTCTCAGCCAACGGCAAGACCAGGTGATAGTGAGGATCAGATAACGAATGCGAATACGTCGAATAAGCAAACCATTCCAAACCATCCAGACGAGCATTGTCAAAGGCTTCACCGTCCATGTCAACCACAAGGGCTTCAACAAAGCGAACATTACGGTTACCGCGAGTCGTACCCAAGTCATACTCAACCGGTGACCACAACGCCCCAGCCTGCTTGACAGCGTTCTCCTCATGGAACGACAACAACTCCTTGAGCTGCACCCACGACGAAGCCAACGGCTTCGGATATATCGACTTCACATTCTTAAACAAAACAGCCATAACCCCTCCTACCTAGAGGGTACAGGAAACCTGTCTAAAGTCAAGAATCTTTTAAGGTGTTTAGAACCTTCTGAATAGCGTCCAAATACTGCTTGGCGATATTCTCTTTTTCCTTACGCACAGTAGGCCAAAAGAAATAGGCAGAACGCCCACGATGCCGGAGGAACTGTTTAGTCCGAGGCCGTGCCTGACCACCGAACTCAGCACCAAAGAACACGTCACCCCTGGTGACCTTACGCTTACGCTTGCGGTTCGGGTTAGATGCAGAAACAAACCCAGACTTATGATCCAACTTGACCGTAGGGATACGGTCACTCCTAGCCC